TCTCTGCAATTGCCACTACTTCATGCTCTATTCCTAAATTTCTAAGCGCCATGCGTTGTGTTCCTATTCCACTAAACGATTCAAATACTTTAATACATTTCATTCTACCACCTCTTCCAAAACCCTTAGCATCAAATCAGCATCACTATAAACCGAACCCCAATCTTCCATGTCAGAAACAAATGGGTTAGCATAATTCATTGCTATGCTCATAATGTGATAACAGCCGTTTTTTAAAAATTGGAAATCTTCTTCCGATATTCGGTACATCTCATCTGTTATCCCTTTTTCTCTACAAAATTCTTCGTACATTGCCATCTCTTTCATCTTATCGGCAATACCTTTGATTTCCACCAATTCTCTATCGCTGTAAGTGTCTAAATGCTTGATGACTTCAATCAATGTTTTTCTGACTTCTTCAATTTTCATTCTTCCACCTCTTCGTGGTATTCAAACCAAACTTTTTTGACATGTGGGTCGTCGCATAAATTGCTAATTACTTCCATCTCAAGATCCATTTTTTCTATACCTTGCATAGTTCCTCCAAAAAATCATATATTGTCATCTGTTCCGCTTTTTCAAAATGGTCATTAAATAATTCAAATTTCATTATATTCCTCTACTTCTATTTCAATCCTCGGTCTAGGACTATACAGCTTTCTTGTTGTATGCTCGACAACCAAGCAATCATCTTGCCAAACAATTTCTGATTTTGAAATGCTGTCATAGACAGATTTTTCTAAGTTGTCCAAGTCAATTTTCTTATCGCATGGAATTTTTTCTGCAATAAATCTATTGTATTCGTCCTTTTTCTTTTGTTTAGACTTTGGCTTAGGCGGTTCAGACATAGACTTCGGGGCAGTCATGTAGAATGTCATGTCTACTTTTATTGCTCTGTCAAAATATGGTCCGTCATACAGTTGTCTAACAAGTTCTGTACACTTCTTCCTCCAAGATTTCATCTTTACGTCTTCGTAAACCGTTGCATGTTTTCCTCGCGCACTAGCTCTTGGTCTACTTTGTGGCTTTGGTTCGATAGGTATTTCAAATTTCATTTTAAAAACCAGCGACTGCAATTGTGTGAGTTTGGCTAAATACGTGCAGTCGCTATTATTCGCCTGTCACATGTTTGTATGTGACGCGCTTTCTAGTTCGCTTTTAGCGTGGTTCACGGCACGTTAAATGTGTTTCCATGTGCAAAAAATCTTTACGTTTTTGTTTATATCAAACCCGTTGTTGTGCCATAGTCACCACCCACATTGTTCATTGAGTTCATCCTGAGTTAGTGGATCAATCCGTTGATAACCGCTGACCTGATAATTTTGCTTGTATTCAAAACCAAGCTCTGACAATCCCGCCTTAAATAAGTCTTTTTCTGCTGCGTTGGTAAAATATACTTCCAAGGTCATTTTTTGTGTGTAACGCTTCGGCTCATTTTCAGCCCCTCTGAGGGCTTCAATGTCATTCTGGGGTAATTGACCACTTTCCAAGATTTCGCCTGTTTCTTGGTCAATCTGTGGGGTCTCTGTTGATTTCTGGGCCTGTGCTTGTTGTTTCGCTTGCTGCTCTGCCAAAAGTTGTTCTCTTTCAGCCTCGGCTTGTCGCATTTTTTGTTTTTCTTGCTCAAAGAGATAGTCTGACATAATTTGTTGCATTACATCAGCCAAAGACATTGATTGCAACATACGGACATACGGTTGGTCAGTCATCCCGTACTCGGCACATTGTCCGGAGATGGTGGCCTTTTCTTTTTCGTACTCTTGTTGTTTTTGAAATTCAAATGCTACCATATCATCAAGACTCTTCATGGTGACTTTCTTCAACGTGAAACCGTCAGCCATGAAATCACTAGCCTTGGTGTATTCCAAAGATTTGTCATCAAAAATTCTAGGGTCAAGCTGATATTCAGCACATTTATTGGCTAGATAGCTTCTTACCGTATCAACACGGACAGCCTTTTGATGGTCTTCAAACTCTTTGACATCACTAGCAATCTTATCAATGACTTTGTCCATCGGTTCGCTGGTATCTTTGATATACTTGTCAAACTCATCAGCGGACTGCGACAACTCACGCTTGATCTTGATACGCTCATCAGAGATTTGTTTTTTGAGTTTGCGTAGGTCAGCTAAAACTTGCTTGTCATCTTTGATGGTTGCAGCCGTGACCGTGTAATTTTCGTACTTGGACACAACTTCATTGATATTCTGCTCAAATTTCTCACGGTCAATGATTTCAACCTGTGCCTGCGTTACTTTTGCTTGTAATTCTTGCATGTTGTCCTCCTAGTATTCTAATTCACCGGAAAACAGCTCGCCTTGCCCTGTTTCTTCTGTGTAGTCAGGAACTTCATCAGCTGGATAGCTAGTATCTACTGGTTCGGCTTGTTTTCTAGTCTGCTCTTGCTTCATCTGCTCAATCTGTGCCTGTTTACGTGCCATGACTTCTTCCTTAGTTTCTGCTGGGGTGACATCTTTAGGTGTGTTATCCAACTGAATTTCATCAGCCTCATAACTTGCTCCAAGCTCAGCAGGAAATGCCTCACGGTAAGCTGACACTAGAGCTACTTTCCGTATCATGACACAAGGCATAGTATCCCAATTATTCTCACCTATTGGCTTGCCGTATGAGTTCATCACTGGATAAGTAATATCTTTCCCTTGCTGTGTCAGTTCCTTAACTCTTGCACGGATTTTGGAATTGTCGTACTCTTCAAAAGATACTTCTGTTTCTGTCGGATAAGTACGATCTTTGCGGTACACCTTAGCCCAACCGCCAAGGATTTCAGCGCCTTTAGGAATGAATGCCCCCTTAGAGTATTTAATCTCTCCGTCCATCAGATAGATTACACCCGCCTCTTTTCCGTCAAATTGAGGGTGACTATCAGCCTTTTTCTCAAAAGCTGATTTGGCCGTAACTACCTGAGCTGGCTGGTTTCCGTACTTGATAAAATAGATTTCCTTAGTGAATGGGTTTAGATTTTGTGCTTTAGCTTGGGCTATAAAATAGGCAAGCTCCTCATCACTAGCTTTTCCTTGTGGGTCAAGATATTTTCTGATGATACCGCTATTAAGTAGCTGAGGGTTAGTCAGAAAATCCCCTTTTGTTTCTACAAGTTGATTATTAGTCATCTTCTTCTCCTTTTGGTTTGTTTCATATTCCAATTTTCACGCTTTAAGCGTCTGTTTTCGTTTGTGAGTGAGATAATCTTGTCTTGCTGTTCGTTGATAATCTCTCCTAGTTCATAGCAAAGCTCTAGGTATCGTTTACGCCAGTAAGCATCTGTCCATAGGCTAAACCTGCTCATCTTTCCATCTGTCATAAGCCTCATCTTCATCAACATCAGGCTCTGACCAAGGTTCAGGCGGCGTGCTAAGCCAAGTATCATAATCAAACATAGTCAATCCTCCCCTTTTTCCATCTGTTCCAACTCAGCAAAGAGTTCTGCTAACTTCGCTTGCCCTTCTGTTGTCTGTTCGGTCTTTACTGGCTCAGTTGACCAAGTTGGAACATTTGTTCGCTGAGGTTGTAAGTTATTCCCATTTTGGTAAGAACTGGCTTTTTTCTCAATTCGTTGACGCTCTCGTTCTTCCACTTGGACAATGGTTTTTATACCATTCTGTTTCCAATTGAGTAGGATAGCCAAGATATACTTGAAGTTGCGTTTGCCATTGTCGGCAGCTTCTGTGATTGCTCTGATAACAACATCTACCTCCATGCCATCCAAAGTGACATATTCGGACAGTTGCTGAAACTGAAAACCATCTAATGGACCAATTCTTTGTTGATAATAATTTTGAATGCTTGTGTCGGTGGTGGTTTTTTTATCATCTACATCTAACTCTATATTTATATCTATCTCTTTCTCTATCTCTATCTCTCCGTTGCGTTCTGTTGCATTGGTGTTGCATTGCAACGCTTTTTGGAACTCTCGAAACTTGCGAGACCTGCGTGTGCTTGCTGTTTCACTACCTATCAGCTCTGGAACTTGTTCAAGCTGAAACTCAAATTTGTCCTGTGTGGTTAGCAATTGTTTGTTTGTCAGAAACAACAATGTCATTCTTACCGCCTCAACATCTTCATCAATCAGCAGAGAGATTTCTTCTGCTAGATCATGTCCTAGATTTTCAAAATAGATTTTTCCACTATCTTGTAGACTAGCCAACATGATTTTGAGATAAATAATTGTATGCTCATTTCCGCCTGGCAATCGTCTGAGAAGTTTCATTTCTTTTGAGGTAAAAAAGTCCTCTTTCAACTGCAACCAGTAATATCGTTTATTTTCTTTTGACGCCATTCACCATCACAACTTTCTAATCAATCTTCAAAATCTGCAAGCCCGTCATATTCTAAAATCCTTTCCAAATCCTCCAAATGTTCAAAATCGCCTGTGCGTTGGAATTTTTCAAGCGATTTGCTGATTTGCTTTAGTTTTTCTTTGTCAGTCATCCAGTTTCTCCAATTCAAGCACTAGGTTTACATATGCTTCATAACTCTTACCAGATTTTTCGTTGTCTTTATAAGCCTTTTCAATCAATTCTTGACCTGTGCCAGAAAAACAGCCAACATTCCACATTTTGTTTGATTTTGTGTAAGTAAACCATCTAAAACTGGACCACGAATTTTTAAAAACAATGTAATCTTTTTTGGATGTTACCCTAGCATCACCAGAGACCTCAGCATTTCCATAGACCCTAGCATTGCCATATACCCAAGCGTTGCCAGATTGAGATAGGTTACCTTCCTTCTCGATATATCCGCCTTTTTCACCTACTTCTACACTTCCAAAAGCAACCTTGGATCTTATGCGGAATAGTTTCCTACCGAACGTTTCGATGGTGTCATCGAGCAATAATTCAAATTTTTTATTCATTTTCAATTCCTTTCATTACGCAAATTACACAATTTCTTTACACGGCCCTTTAGCCAACGTTGCCTGGGCCATTTTGGTAAATGTAGCCCGTTCCATGGCAATCCCTTTTTGCACCAGGAGCCAATCTTCTTGTTCTTTCAGCGCTTTCAAATCCCGCTCTTTTCGCTCTCGCTCCAGCTTGCGAATTTCAAAGATAGCATTTGATGCGCTAAGCATCACGATAAATCCAAGGACTGCTAGTCCACCGGTAATTTCTGACATATTATGCTCCTTTTTCCATTTCTTCCTCATAGATTCCTTTCAGGATTCGATAGTATTTATGACCGGCCGGGATGATGTAACCTGTTAGATCATCAATTTGTCTTCCGTCTGCCATAATGTTGATTATGCGTGGGTGCCATTGTTCTTTTTTTCGTTTCATGGTATAATTCCTTTGTAATTTTTAGTAAGTGCCTGATTTCCGTCAGGTGCTTTTTTGTGTTCAATTGACCAAAGCCAAGTCAGGCCGATTATTGATTTGAGTGATTTTTCGCTTGGTATTTGTGCACGGTTCCCATTCCTGGATATATCGTGTGGCTTCATCACGTTTACTGCGAGGTAGTTCCGCATAGCTACGTAGTCCAAATTCGGATTTGAAATCCACTTCGATTTCACGAAATACGACCGACGACAAGCGACGTTTGGTACCGTTTTTATCAATTTCTACATGGTTGTAAGCCTTTGAGTCTTTTCCGCCCATGCATTCAATGACGCGTTTGCGACGACTTTTTGTCATGATGTTGATAATTGCTGGATGCAAATACGATGTATCCTTAATTTCCTGAATATCATTTGTATGCTGTGCTACTTGCTTTTCAATATTGCTGACCTTTTTCAAGGTTGCTGTCATGTTTTCAGATATTGCGATAAGTTGTTCTGTTGGTAAGAGTTCTGTCATAATAATTCTCCTTCTAAAATGTTTTGAGGTTGGCGCTTCTTGTCAAGATCATTGAACAGTTTCAATCCACGGTCCACCAAGTCGTTAAATTCACTTTTGACAAGGCCGTCCAAATCAATAAGCTGGGTTTCTTTGGAATAAGCCAGGCCACTGATTTCCATAATAAGCTGGTCCGCCTTTTGGAATAAGCTCATGAAATTCTTGTAGCTTGCAATTCTTCTCTGATAGCTGTTCAGTTGCCCTTGAGACTGTTTGATAGCTTCCGTCAGCTCATCATACTTAGCAGATTTTTCGTCCACTTCTGAACGCTTGGCATAAAGTTCCTGTAGGTTTTTTTCAAGGAACTGATTGCGCTCCTCTGTTGATTTAACCCTTGATTTCAGGTCTTGGTAGTCCTCTGGAACTTTTTCGATGACGACTTCTTTTTCAACCACTTCTTGTTTTAGTGCTTGTTCTGCTAGTCTCTTGTTGCGTTCTTCTGATTCCTTTAGTTTGCGTTCCAACTCTTTGAATTCTTTGGTAGTTTTTATATCACCCGATAGCACCATTTCTACTGCTTCTTGTTTAGCTGACGGTTTGGATATTTCTGTTTTGAGCGTGGTTGGCAGTTCTTGAAACATTTCAATTTGTTCGACTTTTTCCATTTGATGGAAAAACTTGCATTGGTTGATATAGTTGTATACGCTTTGCCTTTTCAAACCGATTGATTCAAACCACTTTACGAACGTCCCTTCTCCGTATTTAGCAAGCTTGTCCTGCGCTTCAATAAGGGCTTCTCCTAACTGAATTGAACTGTTTAAAACGATTGACTGTAGTTCTTGTTCTTTAACTTTTAAAAATTTAGCAATAGTATCATCTAATATTGAATAATCAAAATCTTTTTTCGTTGCTATTTCTTGCATGTTGCTCCTTTCTAAACTTGTTCCATATCCTTGGATTTTTTCTTGAAAAAATATAATTCAATATCTTCGCCTGAGATAGATAACAATTCCATAGCTTTAGAAATTTCTGGTTGCTTCCAAATTGTTTTGTTATTTAATTTATCATAAATTGATTTGGCTGTTATTCCAGATGCTTTGGCAAAACTTTCTCTAGTTCCAAATTTCTCGATAATTTTTCCTTCTAGTTTTGAATAATCGTAAACCATGTTTGCTCCTTTCTTTATTTTATAGTCTTATTATACACTAATAAAAACAATAATGCAACACTTTTTATTATTTTTTTGATATTTTTTTGTTTCTTATCCTAAACTTTTCTTATTTCTACTATATAATATAACGTTTTAAAATTTAAGCAATTTGCACACAAAAAAAGCCCCAGCAATCGCTAGGGCTGATTTTTATTTTTGAGTGCTGATGTGCTTTGCAATCTCTTCAATGGAGGCTACCAGCTTTTTGTCATCAAAGCCTTGGGATTCTAGTAGTCGGGTGAAATCTCCATCATCCAAATGCAAGTGCTTAGCTCCTGCATCCTGCAACTGCTGTACTGTTCTAATGTCGCCAATACCAAATACGATACCATTTACGATACCAACATATCCTTGTTTACCTGAGTTACTGCGTACTACGAAATTCATATATTCTTCCTCTTCTTCTTGTTGTAGTTTAGCAACCTCTACTGGGTGCTGTCCTTGTTTAGCAAGCATTTCATCTACTGTTTTGCCAATAGAGGCAAAGTATGAAATGCGTTCGATAAAATAAGCTTTGAC